ATTTTAAGGTTTCAACCGTGTATTATCAGGTTGAAAACGGTCATGATCGTGATGGATTGGGTTCAGAAGAGAATTATTTCTGGAAAACAGCGAAAGAAAGAGCATCTGATATTGAAGTAGGCTATGGAGGCACCGATAGTATGGGTGATGGAAGCTTTTACACAACAGATTTTAGCGAAAATATGACAATTTCATTCGATGAACCACCAGAATTGGGATGAAATGGGTGAGCATCTCATATTAGATGTCTACGATGGGTATTTTGAGGACTTAAATAGTCCAAATTTCCTTCGTGACATCTTCACTCGTGCGATTTTGAAGTCGGAGATGACAATATTAAATGAATATACACATAAATTCAGTCCATGTGGTGTTACATGTCTTTTTGCACTCTCTGAGAGTCATGTTTCTTGTC